AATACGATCAGCAATCTTCTTGCAGAGTGGAATTTGTATAAACTTATCAATCCAGAAAAAACAAAAAGCCCAGTCGCTCCAATATCACAGATAAAGATTATTTCGTATAAAGAAAAGTCTGAGTGGATATTAGAGCAAAAATATAATATAGGAAAAAAACGATCTAGTTGAAACTGCGTTATAAATAAATTTAGAGGCAATCGGTCGATTGTCTTTGAATGAACTGCCTTAGGGGGTTCAATTTTTAATCTTGCTTAAATTTAAGGAGACTTGTATGACACTATTAGACCTACACAAATTTGATCCGTTCTCAATTGGTTATGATAAGATGTTTGATCGTCTTGAGCTCTTCAATACCGCGCTTAGTAAAGCTGTTCCAGGTTATCCTCCATACAATATCAAAAAGACAGAAAAGAATTTCTACGTTCTTGAATTAGCTGTTGCTGGATTCTCGAAAGAAGATATTGATATAGAACTGACTGATGGAAGTTTGACTGTTTCTGCATCAGCAAAAACTAGCGATTCTAAAGAAGAATTCCTACATAAAGGAATCGCTGATCGATCTTTTAAACGAAAATTCGAATTAGCAGATAATGTTGAAATTCGAAATGCAGATTTAAAAGATGGTATGCTCAAAATTTCTTTGGAGTATATTGTTCCTGACAATAAAAAGCCAAAAAAGATTGAGATTAACACATCTCTTTATCCACCCGTTCGTAATGTTACAAATGACGCCTATGTTAAAGAATTTTTGACGGAGGCTGATCGTGGCTAAACTTATCGAGATATATAGATCTATATGCTTATACCTCGGACAAGTCAGAAAACTTCGAAAAGATTAAAATATATGTGAGATAAGATAGGGAATTATCCTCCCTATCTTATAAATAGAAAAAATTCTATAAGGTATATTTTCTATGTCCATGTCATTCGAATTCACAAAAAATCATCTTAAAGAAATTCTTCCAAGTACACCATATTTAGATGAATGGTATGACGCTTTATCTAAAGTGCTTCCTGACTATGATATAACGACTCCACAAAGAGTTGCTGCTTTTATTGCTCAATGTGCTCATGAAAGCGGAGGATTTAAGGCACTGAAAGAAAATTTAAATTATCAGGCCGCATCTTTATGTAGAGTTTGGCCGAGATTATTTCCAACAATGGAAATAGCAAATAAATATGCACATAAGCCGGAGATGATCGCAAATCGTGCTTATGGTAATCGTATGGGTAATGGTGATGAAGCATCAGGTGATGGATATCGTTATTGTGGTCGTGGATTGATTCAACTAACAGGAAAGGATAATTATACTGCATTCGCAGAAAGTATCGAGACTCCTATTGAAGAATTACCAGAATATCTTTCGACATTTGAGGGCGCTGTTCAATCAGCTGCATATTTTTGGAGTGAGAATAATTTAAACCAATATGCTGATAGCGGCGATATTTTAACAATGACCAAACGTATCAACGGCGGAACTCTTGGAATTGAGGATCGAAAAAAACATTATGCCCATGCTCTGCACGTTTTAGGAGCTTAAATGGCAGAAGAAGATTGGATGCAAAAGAAATGGAGACCTGCTATGGGTTGGACTTATATGATTATTTGTTTACTAGATATGGCAGTGTTTCCAATTATTTGGAGTTTGGCTCAAGTTTTGACTAAGCAACCTATTTCTCAATGGATGCCACTCACACTTCAAGGTGCTGGATTATTTCATATAGCTATGGGTGCGGTATTAGGCATTGCTGCATTTGGTAGGACACAAGAGAAGGTAGCTGGCGCATCTAGCAATATTGAACCACCAAAAGCACCGATTCCAGCAGCACCGATTCCCGCAGTATCAATTCCTGTAGCACCGATTAAAAAACCACAACAGGAAGAACCTCCAGCACTTTAACTAAAGGAAAATTACTATGGTTAGAAACCTATCCGCATTAATTTTGATGGGAACATTATTATTTTTTGGATTGAATAGTAGTGTTTATGCAGCTGAGAGCAAAAAAGTTTGCAAAAATGTAACTGTAAAGGGTAAGACTACTCAAAAATGCAGAATTGTTAAAATTCACAAAAAATTTGATGGTAAGAAGGTTCCAGAAAAGGCAAAGAAAAAATAATGAATGATATATTGATTATACGATTGATTAACGGTGAAGAAGTTATTGCAGATATGTCATCAGCTGAATCATATGTTACCTTAAAGGCCCCAGCATCTATGATTATTCAAAATGGTCGTGATGGTCGACCATCTATGGGATTAGCAGACTATTTGATGTTTGCAGATAATAAAGAAATTCGAATTTCAACTCAGCATATTTTATTTTCATACGAACCAAATGCAGATATTAGAAATGCGTATAATTCTGCATTTGGTTCTGGAATAGTTGTAGCAAAAACTACAGGAAATATTATTCCTTTTTCAAAATAAGCCTTTACGTTTTGATGTAAATGAAGTATAATATGTTATTGACTTATTGGAAATTCTTTGAGAAAATTCTACACATCAGCCATTCTGTGGGGCGATAATGTTCTTGTTCGTGGATACGATGACGACGGAGCATTCTCTAAAAAAATACACTACAAACCTAAATTATTTGTTCCAGCAAAGAACAAGTCAGACGCATCTTGGTCTAGCATAGAAGGTCAACCCCTAGAACCAATAGAGTTTGATTCTGTTACTGAAGCTAAAAACTTCATCGATAATTATAAAAATGTTACCGGATTTCCTATCTATGGATTTTCTAGATACGAATATGCTTGGCTCAATGAAGAATATCGAAATGAAGTTGTATATGATATTGATAGAATTCGAGTCGCTAATATAGATATCGAAGTATATGCGGGAAATGGATTTCCGAATGTAAATTCTGCTAGTGAAGAAATTACAGCAATCACACTTAAGAAAGATAAAATTTTCTATGTGTTTGGTTGCAATAATTATGAGCCAGAACGTCAAGACGTAAAATATATTCATTGTAAGAACGAAAGACATCTATTGATGGCGTTCTTAGATGAATGGGAACGCTACGGAGCACCAGATATTTTGACTGGATGGAATATATCTTTCTTCGATATTCCATATCTAGTCAATCGTATTCGCCAGGTTTTAGATGAAAAAGAATGCAAACGCCTTTCACCGTGGAAACATATCAATGAGAAGACGACCAAATTCATGGGAAAGGAACACATACTAATAACGATCGTAGGTGTTGCAGTCCTTGATTATCTAGAGATGTATAAGAAGTTTACATATACACAACAAGAATCCTACCGTCTAGATCATATAGCATTTACTGAACTTGGTGAAAAGAAATTAGATTTCCATGAACTAGGTTACGAAACTATTCATGAGTTCTATGAAAACGATTTCACCAATTACATCAATTATAATATTCGAGATGTTGAGCTTGTAGATAAACTAGATGATAAGATGAAACTTATTGAGATGGTTTTAACTCTAGCATATGATGCCAAAGTAAATATGGCAGATACTTTCACACAAGTAAAGATGTGGGATGTTATCATTCATAATCATCTATATAAAAAGAAAATCGCTATTCCGCTTTCTGGCGGCGGTCATAAGTCTGAACAGTTTATTGGTGCTTATGTTAAGGATCCACAAATCGGATCGAGCGATTGGGTGATGTCATTCGACTTGAATTCATTGTATCCCCATCTGATCATGCAGTATAATATTTCTCCAGAAACTATGTTGAAAGGTAAGAAAGCGGATATATCTATTGATCACTTCTTGAGTGATAAACCGCTGCCGCTTATTGATGGATATTGTCTTGCGCCAAATGGGAGCTATTTTAAAAATGACAAGCAGGGATTTCTTCCTGAAATTATGGAAAGACTCTATGCAGATAGAACGATCTATAAAGAGAAGATGATTGTTTCTCAGAAAAAATATGAATTAGCAAAAACTCCAGAAGAGAAGAAAAAATATTCTAAAGAAATATCACGTTTCAAGAATATGCAGTTGGCCAGAAAAGTACAACTCAATAGCGCATTTGGCGCGCTCGGTAATCAGTATTTTAGATTCTTTGACATAGATCAAGCAACTGCAATTACGATGGGTGGTCAGTTGGCTATTCGTTGGGCAGAAAATCATTTGAACATCTATATAAATAGATTGTTAAAAACAAATGAAATC